ACCCATTTATGCTATATTCTTTATACTATAATAGGAGAAAAAAAATGTGAATAATATATAAAAACATATTCGCATTTTTTATTATTATATGTTTAAGGATAAAACATCTAAAAAACGATTTCAAAACGTTGATATAACACGAGATTTATCAACATTAGATGCGATGCATAATAAGATTATTAATAATTATAGCAAAAAAATAATAGATGATAAAATTTTTGTTAATAAGATAACATTATTAGAATTAAATGCGATAAAAATTAATGAAGAAATAATAAAATTTAATATAGAAAATATAAAAAACGATGAAATATATTCAAATTTATGGAATAGTAATATAAATATAAAAGAAGAATTAAATTTACTACATAATGAAATAAATAATATAAATCATTTTGATGAAATTGAATATTATGAAGATACGAGCACAATATTATTTAATTATTATGAAATGTTAGAAAAACAATCATTAATATCTTCAAATAAATATAATAATAAGAATAAATCTATTTTAGAATCATTTAATTTATCAATACCAAAAGAAAATATAAATATTGTAGATGAAGATAAAGTTGTTGAAAAAAGTGATTTAGTTGACCAATATTTAGCGATTACCAATAAACATTATATTAAAAAACTTGAACAAGATAATACAATTGAAATATGTCATAAATGTAATATTCCATTAATTTGTTTACAACAAGATGCTATAATGATATGTAGTATGTGTGGTTATCAAGAATTATTATTAGTTGAACAAAATAGACCTATATTAAAACAAAATACAAAAGATACATCTCATTTTAGTTATAAACGTATAAATCATTTTAGAGAATGGTGTAATCAAGTACAAGGAAAAGAAAGTACTGATATACCAAATGATATATTTGAGAAAATTTTAAATGAAATTAAAAAAGAAAAGATAATTGATACAAAACGGATAACATATTCAAAAATGCGTGAAATATTAAAACGATTACGAATAAATAAATATTATGAACATATCAATTATATTATTAATCGTATTAATGGTATTCCAACACCTCAATTTTCAACAGAATTAGAGGAAAAATTATGTTCAATGTTTAAGGATATACAAGGTCCATTTCTTAAACATTGTCCTAAAGACCGTAAAAATTTCTTATCATATAGTTATGTTTTATATAAATTTTTTCAAATATTAGGATTGAATGAATATTTGAAATTTTTTCCATTACTTAAAAGTAGGGAAAAATTATATGTTCAAGACCAAATATGGAAAAAAATATGTGAAGAATTAAATTATAAAATTATACCATCACTTTAAACACCAAAACCAACAAGTCGGAAACCAGCACCTAATCCAACACCTTGACGAGCTCCTGCAGATATTGACGGGGATAACAAATCGAATAGAGAGAATAAACATGCCGCTGTTAAAGCTATCATCCAAACTTCGCTAAATTTTAAGGTTTTCTCAGGTAATAAATAAGCTGCTAGTGCTACAACGATGGCTTCTATAGCATATTTAAGAATACGTATTAATGCTTCCCAGATATCAAAACTATATGTTGGTTGTTGATTCATATTATACTAATATAATAATAGATTTTTTATTTTTATTCAATAAAAAATGATTTATTTTTTTAGTTTATAATTATAAATAATGTGTCAAAAACTTATTATGATTATTTCATTATCTATTAATTATAAAATTAATCATTTTTCTATAAATAAAAAAATTATACCGAGAAATTTAAAGAAAATGATATAACGATATATTATTATTTTTATTTATATTTAAAGAAATTAATGAATCCAATTAAAGAATTTTTAATTATATGTGGTATAAATTTATCTCTTTGTTTTGCTATGATCCGTTTTATCGATTATAAAAGTAATACGATTTTAAAAAAATGATATAACGATATATTATTATTTTTTATTTATATTTAAAGAAATTAATGAGTCCAATTAAAGAATATTTTATTATTGTTGCTAAACATTTTTGTGCATATTCATTATGTTATTTTGGTATTACATTCTATATTGATTATAAAATAAAATCTATAAAATGATATAAGAATTTTTATTTATATATATAGTATAATAAATGGGTGAAAATCTTGTATCAACTAAACAAAAAGATTATTTAGATGAGGATAAACCAATTCGTGGTCAAAATTATTGTTTAGTATCTTTTTTAAGTCCTGAAGATATTTTACGTGATAAAGAGGTTTATTATTTCTCTAAATTTCTTGATAAATTTGGTAAAGATATGAAAACTCTACTTGACGGTATTGAAACTAAATATCCAGATTCTGCAGAATTAATTAAAACGGTCCGTTCAAATCATGAATATATCTTTGATAGTAATGAATTAGATTCACAATATAAATTTTTTAAAACTACTAATTCTTTTGAAATTGAATCCGATTTTCATCGTGAAAATGACTTTAAAACTTCTATGAGAGGTATTAAAATTCGTGGTGTTTTTGATACTATGGATGAAGCTAAAAATAGAAGTGAATTTATTAAACGATATGATAATAAATTTGATATCTATATTTGTCAAGTTGGTTGTTGGTGTCCATGGTCTCCCAATCCAAATGATCTTTCCGAACAAGAATATTCTGAAACTCAACTTAATACATTAATGAAACAATATAAGCAAAATATGGATAGTAAAGATGAACTTTTCGAGCAACGTAAAGCTGAATTAATGGCAAATTCTAAAAGTGCTAATATTGCCGATGAATTACAAGAGCAAGACCCATGGACAGCTGCTAAAGCCGGAAAAGAAGAAGTAAAAGAAGAAGTAAAAGAAGAAGTAAAAGAAGAAGTAAAGGAATAGATAAGTGTTATTTTTTTGTATTCATTAAATAAAAATGAAGTCAATCGCAATATTTATATTATTTATAGGTATAATATTAATAATTAAAAGTTATTATGAGAATAAATATTCAAAAATTGAACAACCTAAGACGGTAATAAAATATATACCTATATCACAATATGAGGAGACATTAACCGATAGCGAACATTTAGCAGAATTTTATAAAAGTATGTTTGAATTATCGCAACCAAATATGTATGACGCAAAAAAAATATAAATTAATAATATGGTGAAATCAAAGGAAAAAGTACCGGAAAAGACTATATTTGATATTGGATATATTTTAATTGATAATTTAATTACTACAACAGATATAAATAAAACTAAATTATTATCAGCGACAGGGACATATAATAAGAAATTAGATGAACAAAAAAATGAACGTATAAAAAAAACGAATGAATATAAAAATAAATATGAAACACCTCGTAGAAATAATATAGATAATTATAATAAATATTTGCGAAATAAAGAGATATTATACACAAAATGGACCAATACTAAGCATATTAAAGATTTATATGAGTTAATATCAATGAAAACACCTGAATATATTGAAGTTTCGGATATTTATACTATTTATCCAAATTTATGATAATAGACTATTTTGTGTTAAATATATTAATGATGTTAGATAATTTATTACTGTATATACATATTTAAAAATATTAATAATTTTTTTTATCATATCCCATATTGTAATTATTATATAATATGGTAAATATAATAATATAACAAACATATTAAATAAATTTATAAATAATTTAAAAAATGGTACAATAATTGTTATTATAGATTTTTGAATTGATGCACCATATATGAAACTATATAATACTATTATTGGTATTGTAAAAAAACACAATATTAATAAAAATTTTAAAAAAAATATAAATTGATTTATAATTGCAATTTTATCAAGATTAAAATAATATATTATGAATAATATAATACCAATGAATACAAATATAAATAATATATTCAATGGCTGTAAAATAGGATAATGGTCTATAACAGCTGTTTCTACTATCATTACTCTATTTAATTATTTATATAAAATAGAACAAAAAATAATTATGGGGGAAGATGATAAAGTATTCAGATTTAATTTTCTCGCGTTTATAATTGCATTTGCAATTGGTATATTTTATGTATATATTGCAACACCTAAACCTAAAATAATAATTAAATATCCTACACCATATAATGCTAATCGTGTAGTTTATAAAAATGAAAATGATATTTGTTATAAATATCAAGTTGAAGAAGTTAAATGTAATAATACAGCTATAGAACAACCTATAATATAAAAAACTACACTTAAATTAGATGATTAAAACAACTGATATTATTGATAGATTATTTTATAATCAAATGGGACAAATTTTAATAAGTGCGTTATTTGGTATTTCATTAGCATTAATTTTTAATAGAGTTTGTAAAGAAAATTGCACTTTATATTTTGCACCTCAATATGATGAAATTAATAATAAAATTTTTAAATTAGAAGATGTATGTTATAAATATAATACTGTTAATGTAGCTTGTAATGATAAACCTTTAAATCCATATGATGGTAATTATAAACCAACTAATCAAATGGTCGAGAAAACATTTATTGATAAATTATTTGCGTAAGTTTTATTAATATATATATAAATTATAATAATATATTAAATGCAACAACAACAACCATTGGCACAATCACCTCAAAATAATATGATTACGTCTATTGAAAATATACCTTTAAAAACTACAGGTATTACATTAACCGATGATATGTCTGATGATCCAATTGTTAAAGATGTTTTAACCGAATTTGAAAAAGAATTGAATATTAATACACAGCAAATACCTAGAAATAATAATTATAAAATTAATAATAATCAATATCCTCCAAATGATAATGGTTATGATAATGCGAATGGTGGTAATATGAATAATGCAAATATGAATAGTGCGAATATGAATAATGCGAATATGAATGCGAATATGAATGGAAATAGTGGTAATATGAATGGTATGAATATGAATGGAAATATGAATGGAAATAGAAATAAAAATATTAATTACATTGATAATATATTAATAACAAAAACATTTATAATATGTATAATAGTTGCAATAATAATAAATCCAGTTATTTATAATACGATAATAAGTAATATACCTCAAAATTTTATAGATATGATAGAAAACTATAATTATTTTATAAAAATAATTATAATATTTATTGCAATATATATTATGATGTTTTATAAATTATTATAAATTGTATAATTATTATCAAATGCAGCAAAATGTGTATTATCAGAATTTAAACCTTGAATACCATAAAAATTATCAGATTGTTTAATTTCTGTATTATAATTATCTTCATTATAAATATTATTTTGCGCCGATTTTAATATTTCATTTGAAATATACGGTAATAATGCACTATTATCATTCTTTAATTCTTCAACAAAATGATCAGGTATTTCTGGTTGTCGTGAATAT